AATAGTTATAATAACAAAGATGTAAGAACATTTAATTTTACAGCAGGTTCTATAAATTTAAATTTTAAAATACAATCTGCACAATATACACCGGCTAATCCACCATCCGATGAAATAATTAAATTACCAATAGATTCACCTTCACCGATTTTTATTAAAAAAAGTGAAACAATTCCAAATCCAAATAGTGAGTATGAAATAATATTTTCAAGCAACTTAAAAAATGAATTAGGAAATAGTATAAATCTTTCATATCAGTTGGTATCATCTACAAATGATATAGTAGATACTGGTATAGTGGACTTAGATACTGGTAATTTAATAAGAAGAACATCAAAAGAATTATTAAATACGGGAAAAGTAAACTTCCAAATAAGTGGTAAATTACCAAACAATGTATCTATAAAGCAAGTATATAAAGGATTTGCTTCGAGATTAAAGAATAAATCTGAAATAGATTATTCTGTTATGGATAGTGTTAATTCGGCATTCTCTATTCCAGCTTCTGAATTAAGAAATGGTATAGTGATAGTTGCTAATTGTGAAAAAGTAATTACTTTTGCAGAACCAACTATTAGATTAGGAGAAACGAATTACGATGTTAAAGTAAAAGATTCAGATGTTGAGAAATCAATAACAATACCATTTTTGACAGAAAACGCTGAAAATGTATTAGTTTATATCTCAGCTGATAAAGTATTAAATGTTCCTGCGGCTGATAAGCAAATAACATTATACTTTCAAAAAGATTTTAGAGAAGAATATGGTTCAAAAAGAATTATATTTGTTCCTACTAGCTCAGGGTTTGGTACGGGAGGTAGAGCAGATGCTTTATTAACTTTCACAGCCATTAATGATTTTCCATCTATTACTGAAACAACATATGCAGATTTAATAGATGTTCCATCGTTTTCCGATTTCAATATTGAATATGAATTAAAATATTCAACATTTTCGGCATCGTCTGTTGATATATTTTTAAAACTAAAAGATAATACTTTAGTTAAAATATTTGCAAATCAACCGGCTAATAATAATTTAAAAATTAATCTTAAAAAATTAAGAGATAACTATCCAGCATGGGTAGGTAGTGATAATATTACATTAATACTAAAGCCTTACAATAGAAGTGGAGCCGAAGAATTAATTGGTAATGATTATCAAGTAGTTACAAAATTAATATTACCGGCTATTCAATTAGACGAAGATATATTTGGTAAAGCTTTATTTGATGCATTTTTTGATAAATTAAAAGTAATTGAGCCAGAAAAAGAAAGTAAGTATCTTACTCATCTTGCAAATTTTGGTAACAATGAGCAAACTTTAATTTCTTCTTGGGAAAATGATGATTGGACTTTATCTAAAAAATCTGAAGATGAATTTGGAAATCAAATTGTAAAAAGAGAAGATAAAATTGATTCCATAATATTAAAATTATATTCACCATTACCGGCTAACATACAACCAAATTCTACGTTTTGGGTTACAAAATTACTGACTAATCCATTAATAGAAACAGTAATATTAACGGAACAAAGTGATTTACAATGTCCTCCATTAAAAGGACCTAATTTCGATATTGAAATAGATTTTGTAAAAGGACAATCTACTAATTATGAATCATTAGATAATTTAATTTTAAGTGGTTCTACATCTTCTACGGAATTAGTTCAAACTTATTTGAGCGCATCTTTAATTGATACCTCAAATTTAAATGTAGATTATGTAAGTGGTTCTACTTATTTGTGGAATAATTTTACACACTTTAGTTCAGCAAAAGAAAGAGTTGATAACTTTGTATATAAAGTACAATTAATTGAAACTTACGAAACTGCGATATTAAACGCACAAACATCTTCTTGGATTAATTCTATATCATCTTTACAGCAAGTTGAAAAATATAACATTAAGAAAAATGAAATATTAAAAGGATTTGATGGATTTGAAAACTTCTTATATACTTCATCATCGTATACATTAGCAACAAGCAATTCAATGACTTGGCCACATAATGGTTCAACTCGTTTGTTATCTACCAATACGGAAGTTAGTAGTTGGTATGATAATATAATTGAAATATCGGAAGAATATGATGTGAATAATGTTAACTGGGTTCAAAATAATATACCACAATACATTGTAAATAATGAAGAAAATGCTAACTTAGTTCTTTTCTTTTCAATGATTGGACATCATTTTGATAACATTTATTTTTATACAAAAGCAATTGAAAAAAGTAGAGGGTTAGGATATAAATCAAAAGATGGAATATCTGATAAATTATTATTTGATACTTTAAAATCTTTCAATTGGGATGCTAAAAACTTAGCAGCTGATTCTAAATTGTGGGAATATACATTTGGATTAGATTCTGATGGAAATATAAAAAATACTAATCCTGCTAAACAAAGAACGCATGAAGTATGGAGAAGAATTATAAATAACTTACCATATCTTTTAAAACATAAAGGAACTAAGAGGGGTATTTACGCATTGATGGCTTGTTATGGAATTCCATCATCAAATCTTTCAATTTTAGAATTTGGTGGACCTGAAGTAACAGAAACAACAAAAAGTAAATTGGTAATGGATAATATAACCACAGCTATCAATATGGTGACTGGTTCTAATATCCAAATGCAATGGAAATCTACGAATAAAGGTAGAAATCCAAATACAATTGAAATGTTTGTAAAGCCGGCATATTCAAGAGAATATCAATTGATATCGGGAAGTAGTTGGGGAGTATATCTTAGTGGTTCATTGGATTCATCTTATGGACAAGTTAAATTTACTTATCAAGGTTCAAATTCATCGATAAACACAATTTCATCATCTTTGTTACCAATATTTAATGATAGATTTTTTGGTGTATCTGTAAGTAGTGGTTCTAATGGGTTAAAATTAGATATTAGACAATCTGATAAGGAAAAAACAATATTCCAAGAATCAATAACGGCTTCGGTTTCAAATAATTGGAATAATGGTTCTACTTTACAATTGGGTGGAAATTATATTGGTAGTGTGGATGAATTTCGTATATGGTCCGAAGTATTAGATACCGATAGATTCTATGAGCACGTTTCATTCCCTGAAATGATAAATGGTAATAGTGTTTCGGCATCTACTGCTGATTTATATTTCCGTTTAGATTTTGAATATCCAAAGAATTTAGCTTTATCATCTTCATTAATAAATGTTGATACAAACATATATTTTAGTGGAAGTGTTACAAGAAATGATTTAGAAATAGGAAAAGTAAATATAATATCAGGTTCTACAATATTTTCCGAAACACCTTCGGCATTATTATCTGCATCTGCATATAATTTCCCAAGTAGTGGTTCGTATCCATTTAATTTTGAAGCAATTGATAGAACAATTGTAATGGAATACCCAGATGGAGGAGCAAGTAGATTCTCAACAAATAAAATTAGATTTGAATCTCAAGAATTAATTGGAAGTTTATCTTCTAAAAGTAGAGCAACTAAAAAAGCATTTGACCAATCTCCAACCGATTCTAATAGAGTAGGATTATTTTTCTCACCTACCAAAGAATTAAATTTGGATATTGCAAAATCATTGGGTGGCTTAAATTTAGATAACTACATTGGTGACCCATCGGATAGGTATAAATCTAACTATAAACGTTTAGATGATTTAAGAAGTTACTATTTCCAACGATTCGATGGTAAAGATATTTACGCATATATTAATTTAATCAAACTATATGAGAAATCAATGTTTGATGATATTAAAAAAATGTTGCCGGCAAGAGTTAAAGCAACCACAGGTCTTTTAATTGAACCACATATTTTAGAAAGAAATAAAGTTTCTCAAAAGAAACCAACTGGTTTATACAATTATTGGGAAAGTGAAATTGATACAAGAACTCATACTGAAGTATTTTTTGAAAATATCCAAAAAGAAGTAACATTGGATGCAAATTCTAATTACGAATTAATTGGAGAAAATAATCAATACGAAGCAAATATTGTTTCATCATCTTTGGATAAAATTGAAGCTAGCAATTATCAATACGATTCATTAATAGATACAAATACTGAAACCAATTTAATATCAGAATATTATCAAAAAGATGTTACAATAGACGCTGGAGTAGGTGATGCAACTATTTTAAGTGAAATAGATGTATACGATATCAATACAATAGTAGGTCAAAGTGATTACGAAACAATTGGGTTTGGTATTTATGCACAAAATGGACATGCTATTAGAACTTATTTTGATAAAGATGGTAGAAGAGTTAAAGAAAGAATTAAAGCAGATTTGGTTAAAGAAAGAAAAGTAAGAGATGTTGTTAAGTTTAAAGTAAAAATTAATGGACAAGGTGACCCAAGAGGTGGAGTAGAATTAACTTCTTCTGTATATTATGAAACTAAATTAAATATACAACCATACTCTGGCTCAAAAGTAATTAATGCTGGAACGGGTAGTATTGTAGAAGTAACTCCTTTGGGTGGATATTTACCAACACATTATAGAAATACTTCAGATTTAACAAGAGGATTACAAAATTCTTATTATTTAGGTTCAAAAAATACTGCAGCAACTACATTAGATGGTACGGATCCGGTTGAAACATTTATCACTAATCCTAATACATTGAGAGTAAATAAAGCAGGTAGAGATGCAAGTGAACCAATTTTGGAAGTAGAATAACGGATTTTTATAAAAACTATATTTATTATTAAAATAGAAATAATTTAACAATGGGATATTTAAGTAATACCGAATTAACAGTAGATGCTATCTTAACAAAAAAAGGTAGAGAAAAACTAGCAGCAGGGGGTGGTTTGAACATCACTCAATTTGCATTAGCAGATGATGAAATTGATTATACGCTTTATGAACCAGCACATCCGTTGGGTTCAGCTTATTATGATACGGCAATTAAAAATATGCCTGTATTAGAAGCTTCTCCGGATGAAACTCAAGTAATGAAGTATAAGTTAGTAACATTGCCAAAAAATACAACTAGAATTCCTGTTGTTGAATTTGGTGTTCCTAATATTTCAGTTAATCAAAAAAGTGGTGAAGTTGCTTTATCACCAACTACATCTCCGGCAGGAAATAGAAGATTAGGATATACAATTATCCTTTCTAATAAAAATGCAGGTGATATTGTGGGTGAAGGTGTAACATCTGATGTAGGTACTGTTCCAGTATTTATTGGTGATGATGTTTCAGCAACAGCTGCAGTAGCAAAGGGATTAACATTTAAGTTTATTCCAAACCCATCATTAACTTCGAGTATCAGAACAACAATAACTGTTTATGGTAACGAAACGGGTGGTTCACAAACGATTCCAATAACCGTAACATATGTACAATAATTAAACTATGGCAGTAATAAGAGACAATAGAGGAGCCCTATTAGCAAGTAATTTATCACAATACTTAGCAGGTGCAGCTAACACCGCAGGAACTCCGGTCGATACAAACGAATTAGTAAACATCGTAAACCAATTTTTGGGTCAAGGTGAACAAATTAATGCAGATATAACTACCATCTCTAATGGTATTTACAAGAAATTTGGAACAATTGATAAAGTAACAAATAGAACGGAAATAGTAACTTCCGGTATATGGAGTGGTGATACTGGATCTTTAGCACCAAAAGCTGATTATACATCATCTACACAACAAGCGGGTGTAAGTGGTAAGTATTATTTAGATGTATACAACGCATTAACAGGATCTGATACAGCAGAGGTTCAATTCTCTATTGCATATGGTGATATCGATGGTAAAGGAGCACCTACGTTAACGCAAGATGATTCATCTACACTTTCAACGAAGGCGATATACAATCAATTTAAAAATGTTTTATTAGATAGTGGTGATTTCTATTTTAGTGTTTATAGTGGTTCAACCGCAGGTGGACATGATTTAAAAAACTTCTATGTAATAAATGTTAATAGAGCAAGATATAAAGAAAGATTGGATCCAGGTAATTTCTCATTAACACTATCTGGTTCAAATGGTATAACAACTTTAATTGATGATAGTGGTGGAACTGATGAAAATGTAACAACCGCAGGTAGAGTTTATAATATTGTAAGTGGTTCATTGAATATAGGAAACGCATTAACTGCATCTATCAATAGTTATCAACACTTAGGACAAGGATATGGTTTATTCTATCCTGATATGGGTGTTATATTGTTGAATCCTAAAGCTATGGCATCTTCAACTTCTCCATTCTTAGGTGAAGCTAGTTCTTCTATATCAAACACTTACCATCAAAATAATGGTAACAAATCTGGTTCAGTAGCATTATTGATGGCAATTAGTGGTGGAGCTGATTTTCAAGCTCGTAGAACTGAAAATGTTTCTACATCACACTATTTTGTAAGAGCGAACAATAGAGAGTTTAATTTCTCAAACAACCCAACATTCGTAACTGGTTCAGTTGGAGCATTTGTTCAATCAACATTTGAAAGAGACCCTAAAGTGTATATCACTTCAGTAGGTTTATACGATGATGCAAATGAATTATTAGCAGTAGCAAAAACTTCTAAACCAATTGAAAAATCATTTGATAAAGAAGTAGCAATAAAAGTAAAGTTGGATTTCTAATCGGAAATAACTAATAAACTACTGACCCACCTTTTTGGTGGGTTTTTAGTTTCTGAATATTTATATACGATATGTTAAAAAGAATACCTAAATCAGATATTAGTATTAGACCATTCAAAGCCTACAAAGAGTGGAGCTTTTTAAGTGGTTCTGATATTACTTTAATGCAAGCTGAAAATACATCATACTATGATGCAGCTAACGATATAACTCTTGGAAACGGAGTTACATATAATAAACATTCATTATATGGTCAATTGAATTCTTTATTCTATGCAAATGTAGATAATCCATTTTATAGAGTTGGAACAAAATCAAACCAACCTTCATCGGTAAGTGGTGAAAGAATATTTAATGATAAAGCTAAAATACTAGCTATTCCACAATCTATATTTGGTGAGCAAATTAAACAAGGAAGTTTATCATTAAAAGATAATCTTACATCTCAAATTTTTACTGATAATGGTTCTGGTTCATTAATGAGTGGTTCTCTTATAGTAGGAGATGTATTCTATGACCATGGATTAGTTGTGTATACTCACACTGCTTCATTAAATACCACATTGACGGGGAGTTGGCAAATAGATTTTAAATCAACTGAAACTATATACGAAAACGAATATCTAATCATAGTAAATGAAGATGAATTTAATATATCAACAAATCCTTCAGCAATTGTTTCGGTGGGGGGTTCTACTATATCTTTTACAGATTCCGATGGAACTACTAAGATTGTAACAGAAGAAACTCCTGTAAAATATATTCGTAAAAAATCTACATTAGATGATGGTTCGGTAATAGACCGTAGATTTGGTTCTAATGTTAATAATTCTATATCTGGAGGATTTGAACATTGGGATTTAAGTGGTTCGGTTGATTCAACAGGTTCATTTTTATCACCATTCATTACTACAATTGGATTATATGATGATAATTGTGATTTAGTAGCTGTTGCTAAACTTCCGCAACCAATTAAATCAGAACCTGATATTCCTGTAAACTTTATTGTACGATTTGATACATAATCTATATTTATTACTAAACAAATAAAAACATGTCAAAGATTTTAGAATTATACAAAGCAGCACAAAAAAATCTAGGAGTAGATAAAATCACTAAAGAAGCTGGTGTTAAGAAACAAACACCATACACTACTAACGATTTAAAAAAAGTAGATGAGCAGGTATTAACTGCTGATAAATTTAAAGTAGGTAGAAAAGGAGAATTGAAATCAGCTAAATATTCTGATTCAATCAAAAAATAAAAAAAACATTTAATGGCTAAAAAAGTTACAAAGAATTCTAGCAAATGGGTTGCTAGAAAATACGGATTTAAATCTGGTCTTGAGGAAAATATATCTAATCAAATAGATAGTAAGGGGATTGAAGTAAAATACGAATCTGAAAAAATCCCATATACTATACCTGCATCCGAACATCACTATCATCCTGATTTCAAACTACCAAATGGTATATTTGTGGAAACAAAAGGTAGATTTGTTGCAGCTGATAGGAAAAAACATATGTTAGTTAAGGCGCAAAATCCTACAATTGATATTCGTTTCGTATTCTCTAATTCAAAGAATAAAATCACTAAAACATCAAAAACCACCTATGGAGATTGGTGCGATAAGAACGGAATCAAGTATTCTGACAAAATAATACCAGATTCTTGGTTCGAGGAGTAAAATAGTTCCCAAATTATTTGGAAATATCAAATATTGTTCATATATTTGTATTGTGTTGAATAGTACTGACAAATCCAAAGTTATTACAACGCTTTCTAATGCGTTGGGTAGTTACTCCAATTTAAAGGGTAACGAGTTAGCATTTTATTGTCCATTTTGCAATCATCATAAACAAAAACTTCAAGTTAATACCGAAACTCAAAAGTGGCATTGTTGGACTTGTAATAGTGGTGGTAAGAAATTAACTTCTCTATTAAAGAGATTGGATGTAGATAGAAACACTATCTCAATCATTAGAGAAATATATGGAGATTCTCATTATAATCCCCAAAATGAGGATGAAGGAACAAAAGTATACATTCAGTTACCAAAAGAATTTAAATCGCTTAATGGAGTTCCTAAAGGGTTTAATCCCGAATATAAACATGCTATGTTTTATCTTTCTCAAAGAGGAATTGGTATAAAAGAAATCATTAAATATAATATTGGATATTGTACGGAAGGTTTGTATGCAAAACGAGTTATTATACCATCGTATTTATCAGATGGGCAATTAAACTATTTCGTTTCTCGTTCATACTATCCTGATGAAAAAATGAAATATAAAAATCCTCCAATTAGTAAAAATGTAATTTGCTTAGAATCTCAAATCAATTGGAATGAGCCAATCATATTATGTGAGGGTGTATTTGATGCAATTACAATTAGAAGAAACGCAATTCCACTTTTAGGTAAATTCCCATCCAGAACATTGGTTGAGAAAATCTTTATGAATGGAGTTACTGATATTATTATTTCATTAGATAATGATGCGATAAATGAAGCACTAAAAGCTGCAGATTATTTTAGAAAGCAAGGTATAAATGTAAAGATGATGCATATGAAAGATAAAGATGCATCTGAAATTGGATATGATAAGTTTTATGAAGAACTAAAGAAAACTAAAGAGTTTTCAAGCGAACAATTATTATTAAATAAGATTAATAGTTTATGAGTAGATTAAAAAAGATTTACCACATTGCCGATGTACACATCCGTAATGTGAAGAGACACAATGAGTACAGACAGGTTTTTGAAAAAATGTTTGAGGAGATTCGTAAAAGAGGTACGGAAGATTCAATCATTTATTTAGCAGGGGATATTGCCCATGCTAAATTAGAATTATCTCCTGAATTAGTTAGAGAGATAAGTTGGTTATTTACCGAATGTTCTAAATTATGTGAAACAATCCTTATTACAGGTAATCACGATTGTAATATGAACAATTCGGATAGATTGGATGTTCTTACTCCAATTGTAGAGGCGTTAAATCTACCAAACTTTACATACCTAAGAGATACTCAAGTTTATGGAATTGGTGGAGTTGATTTTGCAGTATTTAGTATTTTTGATAACAAAGATAATTGGCCTAAGGCGGAAACTTTATCTGGCAATAAAAAGATTGCTTTATTTCACGGACCGGTTGATAATTCTCAAACGGATATTGGATATGTAGTATCTTCTCGTCATTTTACAACAGATATGTTTGATGGATATGATTTAGCTTTATTAGGTGATATCCACAAAAGACAAGAGATGATTTCTCCTAAAGGTTGTAAGGTAGTTTATGCCGGTTCATTGGTTCAACAAAACTTTGGTGAAACTTTGGATAAGCACGGATTCTTAGTTTGGGATTTGGATACAATGAGTTACGAAGCAGTTGATATTCATAATGATTATGGATATTATACGATGGATATTGATAATGGGAAAGTTCCTATTGTAAACGATATGCCAAATAAACCTCGTTTGAGAGTTCTTTTATCTAATACCGATTCTGCCGATACTAAAAGAGTAATGGCTGAAATTAAGATGAGATATGGTGTTGAAGATTTTACAATTATCAGAACCGATTCTCTTTCTAAATCAAAAACGGGTAATAGATTAAACAAATTAGATTTTGAAGATATTTCCGATATCAATTATCAAAACTCACTTATAAATGAGTATGTTGAGAGAATGATGCCGTTTGTAGCTAAAGAAGATTTAGATAAATTAGAAGGAATCAATAGAGATATCAATAGTAGAATTGTAAATGAAGATGTTCAAAGAAACATTCAATGGAAACCAATTCGTTTTGAGTTTTCAAATATGTTTAGTTATGGAGAAAACAATAAAATTGATTTTACCAAATTAGGTGGATTAATGGGATTGTTTGCACCAAATGCAACGGGTAAATCTTCTTTATTTGATGCAATATCATTTTGTTTATACGATAAGAGTAGTAGAGCTTATAAAGCAGCAAATATTCTAAACAATCGTAAATCAGAATTTGCTTGTCATCTTTACTTTCAAATTGATGGATTAGATTATCATATTGAAAGAACTGCAAAAACAATTAACAAAGGAAAGAATGTTAAAGTGGATGTGGATTTTTATAGAATGGATGGTGATGATAAAACATCTTTAAATGGAACGGAGAGAAGAGACACAAATACTATTATTGAACAATATGTTGGTACATATGAAGATTTTGTATTAACTGCATTATCTTTACAAGGTAATAACGCCCTATTCATTGATAAATCACAATCAGAGAGAAAAGATTTATTAGCACAATTTATGGGATTAAACGTATTTGATAAATTATATGAAACTGCTACTGAAGATATCAAAGAGGTATCAGTATTGATTAAGAATTTTAAGAAAACTGATTTTACTTCAGAACTTGCTGATAAAGCAACTGAATTAAAAGAGAAGAAAGCTGAATTAAAAGATTTAGAAAAGGAATTAGCTAGATTAAATACTGATTCAACCGACTTAGGTAATAGAATTGTTGGATTGAGTAGAGAGTTAACTCCTATCGATAGTAACCTAAATTTAGAATCTTTAACAAAGCAAGAGGGTGATTTGGGTAGAGATGTATTACATATTTTTGCAGAGAAAAAGTTAAAAGGAACTAAAATAGAAGAATATATTAATTTAATAGCAGAAGTTTCTCAATCAATCGAAGAAAATAAAACTATTAATGATTTACCTATTGAAGAAGCTAAAAGAGAATGGGATTTATTAAAAGACCAAATAAACGATACACTCCATCAGATAGAATTGTTGGAAAAGGGTATCGAACATAATAAAGAAAAACTTTCTCATTTAGAAGAGCATGAGTATGACCCTAATTGTAACTTTTGTATGAACAATGTATTCGTAAAGGATGCAATTGAAACACAAAAGAAAGTAGATGAGCAGAGTAATCAATTAGAAACTCTAAATATTTTACATAGTGCTTTAATTAACCAAGCAGGTAAGATTGCAGATGTAGAAGAACAATGGGAAACTTTGGTTGAATTAAAATCCAAATATCAGAAAGCAATTGTTATTAAAGAAAAAGCAGAAGCTGAATCTTTAGGGTTTGATACTAAGAAGGAATTATTAGAACATCAATTACAATCGGTAAAAGATAATATTCAAAAATATCACGATAATGAAGAAACCATTAAACGTAATGCACAAATAGATGGAGTTATTGCTGGTTTACAAAGAACCAAAGGTGAGATTGAATTGGAAATCAAAAATGTTACAAAGGATATAGCAGGTGTGAATGGCGCTATTTCTTCCATATCTTCGTTTATAGAGGGGATAAAAGGTAAGATGAATGATGTTAAGGAATTAGAAGAAAAGAACCGCTTATACACCTATTATTTAGATGCAGTTAAGAGGGATGGTATTCCTTATGAGTTAATTTCAAAAGCATTACCGGTAATCGAAAATGAAGTAAATAATATCCTTTCACAGGTTGTAGATTTCGGAGTAGTGATGGATGTTGATGGTAAATCAATTAATGCCAAAATTGTTTATGATGACCAAGAATGGCCATTAGAAATGTGTAGTGGAATGGAGAAGTTCGTTAGTGGATTAGCAATCAGAGTTGCACTTATTAACGTATGTAATTTACCTCGTCCAAACTTCTTAGTAATAGATGAAGGATTTGGTACATTAGATAGTGATAACTTATCTTCTTTATTTATGATGATGCAATATCTTAAAACCCAATTTGATTTTATATGGGTAATTTCTCACTTAGAACAAATGAGAGATATTGTTGATGGATTAATAGAAATTAAAAAAGAAAATGGATTTAGTAAGATTGACTTCTAACCTTGTCAGCTTTCAACACAGTCGCTTGAGGTTTGGTAACACCAACGTGTTTCTTAATTAAGTTTTCTACTAAGCTTCCCATTTTGAACCCGTGTTCTTCACAATAATTTTTGAGAAGTTCATGGGTTTCTTTTTTTATTTGTAACATTGCGTATTTCATAACCATTTTAGTTTTCTTTAGTTTAATAAAGTATTTGTTAGTTTTCTAAATATAAATATGTATAGTTTATTTTTTTAGAAATATTTATAGAAAACAATACAAACTTTATAAATGGCTTTACTTAAAAAAACTCTATTTGATGAAAAATTAGAGACATACAATGTATTAGTTGAAGATACAGCTCCTTTTAGTGATTATTTTAAAATAACAGAACTGCCAGATACTTTTACAGGTGGTAAAAACGCATTTTTAATTCAAGGTTCTGAAGAATTAGTTGCGGATAGTGTTGTTAAGATACAAATAAAAGATTCACAAGGAAATATAATTTATAATGAGCCCGGCGAAGGTATTCCCGAATATTACGAAGGTACTTCAAAAGTAATATCACTTTACATATACCCTGATACTTCTTTTGGCCCATGTACTATTACAATCTTAGGAGAATTAAAAGAATATTATTCAAATGGTTTAAAAGTACCTGTTCCAACAAATTGGCAAGATACATATAATGTAAGATGGCAAACGCAAGTAAACGTAAATCCATTATTACAAAATACTACAAAAATACGTTTTTATCGTAGACCTAAAGTAGATATTGTAGAAACAATTTTACCAATCTATAATAGAACTGTAAATAGAGTTACTATAAGTGGAAGTATCGATGGTATTGCAATTAATCCAGAGGTTGGTAGTAATTTTAAAACATTTAAGGGTGATACTTTTTATGAATTAAAAATAAGTGGTAGTAATTTTAGTTCTTCAATGGAAGGAGAAACTATAACAATTACAAATTTAAACCAAGCGTATTCTACTATAATAAAAGATGTAGTAAATTCTAAAAAAGCTATAGCAACCATTCCTTATTATGAAACATCATCTAATAGTATATTAGCTTCACAAATAGTAACGGAATTTTCATCGGCTTCATTTACATTACCTTATAATGAAAGTATTACTTTAAGTAATTCTACAATAAGTTCTTCATTTGCTAAAATAAAGTTAACTGATTTAGAAACATTTAGTGGTGATGTAAATCGTTTAAAAATATATGCAAGTAGAAAGGCTGATATTGGTAATTACACTTTATTAGAAGATATTCAATTAGAATCTAATGAAATATTACAAAAAGATGAATACAGTGGTAGTGTAAACATAAGAACGGGTCTTTTTAGTTCACAAAATATAATAAATGAATTTTGGGTATATAAAGATTACGATTCATCAACAAAATATACTGCTACATTAAATAATACTGATTTAGTTTCATCTGTAAAAATAGTAGATGATGGTATTCAAAATACATCAGATTATCCACAAAGAATATTTTATTATTCATCATCGCTTGATTTATTAAAGAATACAGAATACCAATTAGATTTTACACCAATACTATCATCATCTTTATATGGAAATAATATAATAGAAATATATGGTAGTGGTTCTGCGTTTGTTAATTCGGATAGTAATATTGGATTGGGGAAAAACATAGGTAAATTAGTTACCAATTCTCAATTTAGAAGATATGATAAACAACAAGTTAATTTTAAAACAGATGCCGATGGTACAGGTACTATTGTATTTGCTGTTTATCAGGGTAATTGGCAATTATCAAATATAAGTTTAAGAGCAACTCAAGAAACAAATTTTTCACCAAATGAATTAACTTTAAATGTAGCAGTTCCTACAAAAGTAAATAATGATGCATTTGATTTTAAATTTGAATTTTATGATATAAATAATAATTATGTTCCTATCACATTAGAAAAAGAATTTACATTTTCAGGTGGTACGGATTCAGTTGTTAGAAAAAGTTTATTAGTAGTACCAAGTTCAAATTTATTTAGTTTTTCAGGTTCAGGTTCACCGGTAGGAACAACATCTATAACTCTTGATATAACAAAAGTAGGATTAACGGGTTCGGTTACGTTTATATCAGCTGCATTTGATGCAACGGGTGGATATTTATCACCTTCTTTGTATAGTGGTGGAACGTATCCCGGCTTATTATCAAACGTAACGGATACATCGGCAACCTTAACTGTTGGAAACTTTACAGGTTCAGTTAATGGTATAGTTGTTAGTAGAGTATTATATACTGCTTCTTGTGAAGATGTTTCTGATTTTGTAAACATTTATAGAATAGACCAAGGTTCAACGGGTAGAGATGGTAGAGAAGGAGTTGATGGACAAAATTTTATAGCAATAGCTAATAAAAATCAATTTGTTTACGATCCAGATAACCACAATGTTCCTGCACAATTAAATGATTTTATTGATATAAAATTATCTTCAAATATAGTAAGTGGTTCTTTAACAATATCATCGGGTTCGTATTTACCAAGATTGGATAAGATAAGTACAAATCAAATTGGTTTTTATACAGAATCAATTTATAGAATTTATAGTGGAGATGATGAGCACGATGTTGCTATGCTTGGTACGAATGTGGCGTCTTGGTCATACAATACACCAACGAATGATATACATAAAGGAACTTATATATTTACTCAAAATGGATTTAGTGCATCTGTACAAATTGAAGGAGTTTTAAAAGGAGAGAAAAGTAAAAATTTAAATGCTACTTCAAACGCAAATCAGTTTTTTTACAAAATGACTGATGTTAGTTTATCTCCTTCTGGTCAATCTATAACGATTGATGTTAAAAGAAATAATTTAGGAAGTACTACCAATACTATAACTGTAACAAGCGGTAGTGGAAAGCCAGCATTGACTGTTGGTTCAAATAATGGAACTACGGGTGTACAAAGTTATAGTATAAATGGAAGCGATTATCCATATACAGCAGGTGATACTAAATATACATTTACTTCTGAAGATTTAAATTTTGATTCATATAACGATAGTATAACTATTACACCTGTAATTGCAGAATCTCAAATAGCTGTAAATCTATCTAATGAAAATACAACATTTCCTGCATATTCCGGAGGAACTGTGTTTGGAGGATTTTTAGCAAGTAGTGGTTCTATTTCAGTAAAAGTTGGTAGTGAAGATATTGTATATGCATCTACAATTGGAAATAATAAATTTAGTGCAAGTATTTCTTCTTCGTTAAATGTAACACCTGTATTAACAAATAACAATTATTCTATTACAGCATTATCAGCTGATAGTGGTAGTATTAATTTAAAAGTAACATATAGAGATGGAAGAGGTACGGATAGTGTATTTACAAAATTAGTAACATATTCAAAAGCTAAAGCAGGTTCACCAAATGTATTGGCAGCAGTATCCCCATCGGCTCAATCCATTTCATCAAACTCAAAAACAAGTGGTTCATCCACTCCAACTGCATTAACTATTACTGCATTGGAAGCAGGTACAAGTAGATTTACATCCATTGGAACTCCTACATATACAAATGGTTTAACGGGTAGTATTTCATCAAATGTAATAACAATAACATCTACCGCATCAACTATAACAGGTTCAAATGCACAAGTAACTATTCCTGTAAATTATACGGATAGTGAGGGTGCATCTGGAACTAAAAATGTTGTAGCTACTGTTTCAAAAGCATTAGCAGCTGCACCATCGGTAGTGGTATCAATTGAAAAGGATGGACAAACTGTAACAAAGAATACTTCAAATTCATATGGAACTCCATCTTCATTTAAGTTATATGTAGCAGAAGGTGGTAGTTCTTATACATACGATGGAACTCCTGCTTATGGTAATTCCACATTTAGAATTGTATCCGTAACCAATGGTACGACAAGTGGAACTGATGGAAATACTTTTGCATCAATTACACCAACTACCCCATCTTCTACAAGTGGATTATTGGTTAGTATTACAGGTTCATATGTGGATTCGGAAGGAACATCTACAACATTTTATAAAACTCACAATGTAAATGTTGCATCCGATGGTACAAATGGAAATACTGGCGCAACGGGGCCTGGTATAGTTTTAAGAGGTGAATATGCGGCAGGAACAACTTATTATTATACAACTGTAGCTGGTTCATCAAGAAGAGATGCAGTTTATCAGAATTCGGGTGGTGTTACAAAATATTATGCAACTTTACAAGGAACAACAGGTAACGCCCCTACTGATGGTGCAAGTAACTCTTATTGGGAATTTTTAGGAACACAAGATTTCTTTGTAGCTGCTAAAATTGCTATATTTGATGAATCTTATGTAAAAAATACTTTAAACGTTGGAACAAACGCATCGGGAAGTGCAGCAAATATAACATTGGCAGGTGGTACTACAAAACCATTTGTTTCAATAGGACAAGGTAATCAAAAATATTCCTGTAATGGAATTTTTATGGGTATTAGTGGTAGTAATAATATACCGGTAGTTAGTTTTGTAAGTGGGAGTAATTATTTAAAATTTGATGCAGGAGCTGAAAGTATAGTAGATATTGGTGGTAAAATTTCAGCAACAATATTGACAGCTCAAACGGGTTCGATTGGGGGTTTTCAAATTCAATCAAACCTATTACAAGGAGGTAGTACAACTTCAGGTATAGAATTGAATGGAAATAACTCTACAATAATAGTTGGAAATCTAACTTCAAATGCATCAGCTAGAGTATCACCAGCAGGATTTTATGCTGGAAATACTGTATTTGGTTCAGCTCCTTTTAGTGTAGACTTGAATGGAGCTTTAAAGGCAAATAATGCAGATATTTGTGGTAAAATTACGGCAACAGGTGGTACAATTGGTGGGTGGATTATAAATCAAAATAGTATTTCAAAGGATAGAATTACATTGAATGCAGGAGGAACTGGTGCAGAAAATTATATACAAATTACAGGAGACCCAAATGATACATATTCAGGTAACCGTGTTTTTATTCATCCAGGCCCTTTAACTTCATTATCAGGAACAGGCGGTAACGTAATTAATGCGACAATTGCATCTAATTATGTAAACGTTTCATCGGCTGCTACAATATGTGCAGGTAATACTGGTACAACAGCTACAATGGGTGCATCCGGTATAACGATGGGTACTAGTCTTAGTTCATCTTCTACTTTTAATATTATAGCTAAACTTAGATTTAAAATAGATGTAGCATATGAATCTGTAGCTACAACTCAAGTTTTAGGATGTACAAATACTCGTTCATATACAAGTGTAAATAATGCAGGAGGCCAAATGGCTTGGTCAACATTAAATGAAACAGGATATGTAAATTTAACAACAGCAAGACCAGATTGGGGATGGATACCAATGGCTGATACCTCAGCCGTTTCCAACTTCTTAACAGCATTGTATAATGCTACCGGTAATTCTTATGGCTCAGTTCAAGCTATGGCAGAAGATCTTGGTAGTTGGTCAATGGTTACTGCACTATCATATATGAATGGTTCAATAGGAATAAATTCAACAATGACTTATAAAACAAGTTCAGGTGGTACAACAATATCTACATTTTCTCCATCTTCTCAAATTACTAGTGAAGAATTGGCTGAAGTTACATATAATGTAAATTCAACAGGAAATGGAACAACGGGCCCATCATTTGCTATAACAAAAACAAATACATTATTTAGTTCATATAGACAAGTCATATGGAAAGCAGGTTTTTTTAATTTTAACTTCACAGGGTATGGTGGAGGAGGTACACAATATACAGGATGGGCTATTTATGCAGAAGTAGATGATAATTACATTAGTACTCCAACCTCTGTTGTATATAGTGCAAAAACAACTTCGTTAACGGCAAATGCTTTAACCAAACAAGTAGAAATATCTGAAGCCGGTTTACAAGCATTGTTTAATGCAACTCAATCATCAGCAGGTAACTATTTTAAAATATCAGATGTAGGAACACCATCCACATCCAATTTTAATATTGAATCGGCAGGATATCTTGCTCACTATGGAGAGATGCATGTTAAAGGTGATATAGCAGGTTTTTCAACAGCTCTTTCATCCGATAGAAGATTGAAAAAAGATATAGTAGATATCGAAGATACCGAAATAGAAGATATGGATAAATTACATCCTGTAACATATAGTTGGAAAGATGATAAAGATGATAATAAACATTATGGATTTATAGCACAGGATGTTCAAAAAATATATCCACATTTAACTAAAACAAAAATTATGGGAGAATATTTAACTATAAACTACAACGAATTAATTCCCGTAATGGTTAAGCAAATTCAAAATTTGAAAAAAGAATTAGAAGATGTAAAAAAGGTTTTAGGTAATGGCAAGTAATATTAAATTAGGTGATTTGGGAACTTCCGCAGGATTAAATACAGCAACAACAACTGTAAGTGGTTCTTATGTTGCTACTGTATTTTTAACAGGTTCAATTGGCGCGGGTATACGAGATTTACCTCTAACTGCTAGCACATTAACAGGCACATCTGCTAGACCTTATGGTCAACAATATGAATTTATAGAATTTGATGGCAAAACCCCAACCGTTACAATAATATCAATTGCAAGTCCAAATACATCAAATAGTTTTAGTGGTAAAAACATTACTTGGGAATATTCAATAGCAGGAATGCTATCAGGTGAATCCGCTGTATTGAAGATATATGTAAATGGTGCAGATACGGGTGAGTATTATAATGTATATGGAAATACGGCACTTGCTAATGGTACTTATACTGATTCTGCTAATGCATATATTGTACCAAATTCAATTAATACATTAAAATTAGTATTAAATATAAATTCATCTACTAAGACAGGAAATGATAGTAAGACTGTATATGTGTATCCAATTGATTTAACAATAACATCTATAACACAAACTCCATCACTAACGGGAGCTACTACATATAATTATACAACAGGTTCAATTTCATTTAATGCAAGTGTTGCTGGAGGCGTTTCGCCATATATTTACAATTGGAATAGTGGGGCAGGTTCATCAAATCCATATTCATTTAATAACGCATCTACAACAACTGATACACAAATAACATTAGTTGTAACGGATTCAAATACACCAACGGCTGATACTGCAAATGGGACAGGTTTACCTATTATGAGAAGACCGGTATCAGTTAGTATTTCAAATGCAGCAGTTAGTGAACCATATGTAGATTATACATTGGATTCTACTGTAAATTATAATGTTCAAGGATTAAATATTTCTTATAATTGGACCGTAGGAAGTGGCACTGGTTACAAATTTGGTTCAGCATCTAATAGTGCAGACCCCATTGTATATTATTCAACATTGGGTAGTAAAACTCATAGATTGGATATAAGTTCATTTGAAAACGCATCTATTAGAAACCATACTACATCAACTACAACTGTTCAAGTTTCCCCAACAGCAAATGTAAGTGTAACATATACAACTAATACAGAAACTTGGGCTGCTACATTTGATAGTGTAGTAAATGCTTCGTATGGTACACGAACATACGAATATCAAGTCCGTTCAAAAGATTCGGGAGGAACATATACAGCATATGGTAGTAGTGTATTTGTATCATCAAATTCAATATCAGCTCAATCATTTGCAGGTAAAACTGCCAATGCACAATATGTTCAAATCCGAGTAAGAGTTAAAAGAACATATACAACTGATGCGTTTGATGCAGTTTCGGATTGGGTAGAATCTAATGAAGCATTAATTCCACAAAAGGGAATAATAAATATGGATGACCTATATTCCAATATATTAACAGGTGGAAGTAGAACCTTAACCGATGGTAGTGTTACAATTGGTGGAGTAGCTGATACGGGATATAATACACCATCTATAACCGCAGTAACAACCGGTGGTACTGTTACGGCTAGTATTACTAAACCATCTTCTAATATTGTTAGAGTAGTTGTTAATAATCCATGTACAAATCTAAACGATGGAACTGCTACTCATGTAATATCTCTGAAAGATGGGAATGGGTATAATATAACTAAAAGTTTTACAACTCAATATAAAATAAGTACAACATCGGTAAATCTAACTGCTAGTTGGGAAAATGAAAGATATTACAATGGAGCTCGAAATTCAATTGCAAATAGTTTAGCACAATATTCATTTATATTAAATTCATTTGCCTATAAAATTGGAGCTGGTTCATATACTATACTAAATAGTGGAGATATGTCAAGTTCGTTTTTCCATAATTATACCGCACCCACTTCAAATCAGACTTGGACTTATAGAATTGTTGCGAGTGGAGGTACATATACGGCTTCGGATACAGCAGAAACTTCTTTAACTGTTTATGGTTACCCTGGACAAGAATATGGATATTCGGTTGGAGGAGTTCCATCATCAGGCACATTATCACAGGTGGGTAGTGTTGTAGCAAGAATAAGTAGAAATGGAATAGCAGGTAGTACTTTTGCATCAATGTCAGTAAATAGTTATTATGTAACAAGACCTACCGGTACAGATGTTTCACCTGCTGGAATAGCTGAGACTAGTATATCGGATTCAGCTACTAGCTTTGATTCATCAACTTTCTCTTTATATGATTCCGGTGAATGTGGTAATAATGTAGTTGGTGTAGCTACATTAATGGCTTATTTAAAATATGCAATCGATGGAACTAGATATTATTTACACCAATTAATAGGTTCAAATATAACTGTTTCAAACGAACCATCGACTTTATCTTCTACATTAATTAGTGGTATAACAAGTACTTTTGCAATTAGAGGAAATACTATAACACATGAAATTTCATATGCATCCTTTGGCCCGCCGCTATCTGGTTATTATGATTTTGATGGTACAATTTATGATAATTCTGCATATGCATATCTATCTCAAAATACAAATCCATCTGCATTTACTGGTACAACTGTTAGCGATGAAAGTGCTCCATTTTATACACCATTTGGGTATTATAGAATAATTGATGATGGAACATTTTGTAGAAAGACTAGAAATTTATCATTTGGATACGTTCCTACTTCTGCTGATGTTGGTACTAATATAACATTAACTTATTATGGAAGAGCATATAGAATAGTTGAAAAT